TGGAAGTTGGAATGGGCAATATTGCCGATTCGAGATCTCAACCATCACAAGTGTTCGTTTCGGGGACTTCTTCACCCCAAACCGTAAATGCAAATACTTCGAGTGTAACAATCAATGATTCGGGTCATATCGAAGAGTCAAGTGTTCTAACAAGACCATTGACTACTATGGCATACGGATTTTAGTAACATAAAAACTGCACAGTAACACTACTGCTGTTACTGTGCCAAAAGACTGTTACATACCAGAAGAGGCGATACCGGATTTCTCCAGTATCGCCCCTCTTTTTTGTTTATCAGTTAGGTTAGTCCTGAGCCAACTTGGCGAAATATGCCAAGGTGTCTTCCTCACCTTCATCATTGCTTGATGAACTAACACTCTGATCCTCGCTCTTCGGTGCGGGTGCGTCCACTCGCTCTTCACGGGTTTCATTGAGCTCGGTAGTTTGTTCTACCGAAAAGGTGTTGGCTACATCTTCTTCACCAAGTACCTCATATAACTTCTTCTTGAGTTCAGCGTAAGACTTGTAACTAGATGGATCAATGAACTCATTCAATCCATGAAGATTGTCATAGACCTTCTTCAACTTGTCTTCATCACCTTCAAAGAGTTCGGTGACAGAATCGAACTCTGACTTGTCATAGTTGCGATAACCTTCAACATTACGAATCTTCAACTTGAAGTTCGCTCCACCCCAGAAGTCGAATGGGTTGATAGGTTTCTCATCCTCGAATTGAGGCTGCATCACGTCCATGACCTTATCGAAGATCTTCTTTCCATACTTGTAAAGAAAGACCTTACCTTCATTTGATGGATTCGACGAGTCCGAGATCACAAGAATGTTTGATACGTAATGCAAACGACGCTTGCGTTGACGAACCAACTCCTTGTCCTCTTCCCTTCCCGAGTTCCACAACTGAGAATTCAACTCACTCAATGGATCTTGTTGACCAATTGAAGTAAGAGATCTCTCAATGTACCACCTGCCGGTTGGCCCCTTGAAGCCATGATCCCAGAAACGAACCCAAGGAAGATCCTCAGCGTTCGAAGATGGTAGGAAGCGGATAACGGCATAACCATTACCTGCTTTATCAACTGTTGGTTTCCACTCTCGGTCGTCTCCATAAGACTTCTTTTCAGAGACGCTTTCGGCGGCGTTTACCAACTTTTCTATCGACGCAAGTCGATTTGCTTTTAGTTTTTCGAATGACATATGTTTTCGTATTTTAGTATATAACAGTGTATTTTTTTGTGTGTGAAGAAGTAATATAACAGATTTCAATCACTTTGTAAAGACTTTTCTTACAGTATTTACAAGTTTTTTTGTCGGTATATTCCTTCGAGATAGAAGTAATTTATACTTCAAAATATTTTCAATTTGTTCGGTGTACATTCCAAGAGGATCTCGAATATCTTTCTTGAGCCGTCGAAGATTGTTGACCAGAATATCGATGATCGTTATCGTTTCGATTGAGATCTCTTCAGCCAAAAGGGAATCAAAGAGAATCGTGCTTGTACAGATCTGATCAAAGGAGTCGCATTGTTCGTAAAGAGTTCGTAGATCTTTTTCAAATCCATAGGAAAGAGACTCCATTCTCTTGACATACTTTGAGTAGTTCTCCTCTTTCATATCTCCTATCCACTTAACTCCGGCAAGGAAGTTCGCAGTGAAGTAGTCAATGACAATATCGGTTTCCTTATACTTTCGTCCTATTCGTTCAAAAAAGAAGCGATCCTTTCGTCGCGAGAATGTTGATTCGTTCGAACTGGTTTTAAAACCATACTTGGTTGCATCGTAGGAATCCTTTGTAAAATGAAGTTTAAGAGACAGGTAAATTTGATATGCAGTATAACCATTCACACAAGATATGCAGTTGTTCTTTTGATAATGTTCCGTTCCATTGCTTCGGCCTCTAGTTTGTCCTTCAACGGGCCCCTGATAATCTTTGCGATGTCTTCCGGATCGATATCCTTCACTTTACAGATGTCAACTATAGCTTCAACATAAGACATTCCATCGGTTTGAACATACTTCTCAACTTTCATACGAAGTTCATCAAAAGTTATTACGGGTTTAATTGGTATTTCATCTGCCATCATGCTTTAAGTATTAAGGTGTTATCGTTGACTCGACCGTTTGCCGAAGTTTTCTTGGTTGTGAGTTTCTTGAGAACGTTTGCGATCTGTTTATCTGTTTTACTTACAATGATTGGCAGTATCTCTTCAGGTTTCCTTATCTTCATAGAGAAGGAGTTCTTCTCGTCATAGTCGCGAATAGTAGTTCCCTTTACCGAGAGTCCGGAAAGACTAGTTGTAGAAAGCACTGTCAACTTGCGATACTTCTCATTGAAGAGATAAACCTTAACGGATCCTACAACCTTGATTGGATTGACCGATGCAACTCCATAATCGGGTGAAGACTTCAGGTAATTCATCTTTGCGACCAGTTTGTCAGCACTCTTCTCCTTCATCTTTCGAGGTTTCCGAGCTGCTTTCTTAGTAGACTTGTAGATCTCCACATCGTTCAACATCTCCTCCAGAAGAGAGATTCGTTTCTTGATTGCGGGTTTCTTGAGATAGGAGTAACCTTCGACCGAATCAGGATTGCTCTTGTCTCGGGCTTCGATCAGTTCATCTCTTTGTTTAGTGATCCAACTCACAACAGATCCAAGAGAACTAATAGGGGCGTTTACATTCTTCAGCAGAGACCCCACATTGATCTTGAAAACCTTGCTAGTAGTGTTGAGAATCCATTCATCCAACATCTCATCCATACGCACAAGAACTCCCTTCCGAATGCGCTCTTGCATTATATCGTAAACGGATACTTTCTTCTTGACGGTGTTGGATGTATTCCTTTCAACAGGAACTAGAGTCGAAATCTTTCGTAGATAGTTGTCTACCTCTACCCCATAGTCCACATCGTTGTGATACTTAGGCATTCCAAGATTCATCATCCTTGCGAGTTTACCACAACTCACAATCTCGATACACTTTGGCGCCTTGCGAATCATCTTCAACGTACCCTTGTTACTTGGGCGATCTATCGATTTGACATACTCCTCAATGATAGGGAAATAGTCATCGGTGTTAAGATAGTAGTTGTAGAAGTTCAGAGCTCGACTAAAAGTCTTCTTCTTTTTCTCCTCAGTCCACGTATCGGCATCGTGCCATGTTGGTTCTTCACCAGTCCATTTAGACTCGGTAGCGACGACCAGACCGTTTTTTAGGAATTTACGTTTTGCCATATCAAAAGATTTCTGAATATATGTTTACAATTTGATCGAATCTTGCTTCGAAGAGATAATAACCACTTCCGCCTGGATCGACAATGAAGTCCCCATTCTTTCGTCTACCGATAACCGTACCCGACATAGTTGCACCGTCTTCGACTTTAAAAGTCACGTAATACTCCTTATCAGATTGATCAAAGATTGTTTCGGGATAGAGATCTTCCGGCCAGATCAGAGGAAGTTCAAGTTGTGTCAATGTGGTTTTCATAGGATAGAATACGCCGGGAAATTCGTCGCAGTAAAACATTATTTGTAAAAGATGTGAAGACCGATCTTAGTAGTAACAGTCATACTTTTCGTCCAATAAGGATTTTTGATGTAATCAGCGTGATAGTGATCTGCACCCTTCGTGTAGTTTGTGGTTGGACTTTGAACAATCCGCAATGCTTCCCCCCAGCGAGGATGTTTCATCGCCTTACTGATTCCGGCCTGAGCGTCCTTGTCGTTCCAGCAAGAGAACTGATACTTCTGAAGACACACCATCGCTTCGGACATATTCCGTTTTGCGGCTCGATTAACGATTACTTCGTTGACCGCCTCCATAGATCCGTCGTAATACTCACCACCCGCTTCAAGAATAAGAGTCGCGGCAACAATCTCATCAGAGAACCGAATCTTTGACTGAGAACCTTCTCCGGTAATCGCAAGAAGGGCAGAAATAAAAGAGGCAGTAATTAGTATTGTTTTCATCATCTATAAAACAGTATGTCAGAATTTAGTTGAAAGTCAAGTAATTAATTGTAAAAAGAAAGTAAAAGGAGCGAGAGAGAAA